AACCCGGCCGTGGATATCTAGCACTTCGAACATGTAGTTCCCCAAGCCCTCCCTGTGAGGGCTTTTTCATTATAGGCCGCCGATGAGCGGCCTTTTGCTTTTGAGGCCCACATGCAGCTTCTACCGAACGCAAAACAGCAGTTCATCGATCAGAACGGGCTTCCCCTCGCGAGCGGTTCCGTTGGATTCTATTACCCTGGAACGCTCAATCCGAAGGCGACATTTCAGGATCCGGCCGGCACCATCGCCAATACGAATCCGGTTCTGCTCGACAGCCGCGGGCAGGCGCTTATCTGGGGCTCTGGGGTCTATCGTCAGATCGTCAAGGATGCCTCTGGCGTCACGATCTGGGATCAGATCACCGAGGATTCAAATGCGGGCCTGACGGGCAATATCACCGACGCAAAATATGCATCTGGTGTTGATTTCGTTCCAGGCGTGACAACCAGTCTCACACTGCCGGTTGCTCCTGGGGCCACGCAAAACATATGGGTATTTTTCGACGCCGGTTTTCAGGCGGACGATCAGTATTCTGTCAGCGGCACAATGCTGACGTTCACAGCGCCTATCCCTGTCGGTGTACAGGAAGTGAACGTCAAAATTGGCACGACTATCGCGGTCGGTGTCCCATCCGATGGTGCGGTTGGAGACAAGCAGCTCGCATGGGGTAGCACGCTGGATCGTTCGGTCGATAGTGTCGCGGCACTGCGCGCCCTTCAGAGTTCTCGCTATACGCGAGTCCACACCAAGGGCTATGCGACTGTTGGCGACGGTGGCGAAGGCGAATACTGGCTCGACACGTCAGTCTCCAGTTTCACCCTCGCGACTCCATCTAACGTCTCTTTGACCGCCGCTATTTCTGGTGGTTACCTGACTGCCGGATCATACGGATACCGGGTTGCCGCGATTGATGAATCAGGGACGACTGCTGCGTCCGCAACCTCATCAATCAGTACGACCGGCACTACCAGCGCCGTCACCGTTTCATGGAATGCCGTGGCCGGGGCGGCCGGTTACATCATCTACGGTCGAACCGCTGGTTCTGAGCAGGAACTGGTACGCGTAAGTTCTTCTTATACGACGTGGGTCGACACTGGCGGCATTACGAACGGTCTTGGCTTCCCGCGTGCTGGATCTTGGCAATGGGATAACGGCGGCTCACGAATTCAGGCGTCGGACGGCGGCCGTTATCGATTGCTCGTCGCTGGCGGGCGATACAACATAGAGCAGTTCGGCGCGAAGGCGGACGGCGCTACCGATAACACCGCGGCTATCAATAGCGCGATCATCGCTGCGTGGTGCAACGGCGGCGGAGAAATCCTGTTCCGCGCGGGCGTCTACATGTCAGGCCAGATCGTCATGCAGACGAACGTGCACTTGCGCGGAATCGGCACGGATCACTCTGGGCATTTCCAGTCGCCGTCGTTTTCAAACACGCTCGGGACGACGCTGCGGCAACTCTCCGGCATCAACCCTGGCAACGGCTTCCTATTCGTCCCGCTGTACGTCCATAGCAACCGCATCACAAGCATCAACGTCGACGGCAACGCGGGCGGCAACCCGACGCAGGGCGCAACGATCTACGTCGCGCCCGGCTTCCCGGATTCTGACTTCAGCAACCAATCAGAAGACCTCTACTTTACGCTGCGTGACTGCGGTGTGATGGGCGGTACGACCTTCGGTGTTTACGCGGGTGCAGCCGGCCGCGGCGGCCGGATCCTCAACTCGTACATTTATTCGAATCCCGGCGATGGCGTACGCATCCAGACATCCGACTGGACGATCTCGGAAACGTTGTTCGGAGTGAACGGGAATAACCTGGTCTTTCTCGGCGCGAATGCCTGCCATGTAACCGGCTGCGACATCTTTACGCCACAGGAGACGACGATCGGGTCGACCGGATCCAACGTCATCATCAACGATTCGAGTTTCTTCTCTGGCCCGGTTCCATGCGACGGAATCTGGTTCACCAGTTGCGAATTCGACTATGCGGCGGAACACGGTGTCGCAATCTACGGCACCAACACGACCGGTATCGTGTTTCAGGGTTGCCGATGGAACTCTAGTTCCATCAACCACGACAACCAGTATTCGCATATCGCCATTGGTGCGAATGTGATGAGTGGCGGCGTCACGCTCGCGAACTGCGAATTCGATGTTGGGGCCCCGCCAAACCTCGCGCAATACGACATTCTGTTCGCCGATACGGCGAAATGGATCAGGGTGTCAAATAACCTGCACCTGTCGGGGTCGAACCGTACCGGCGTATCAAATAGTCTAGCCAGTCTTCGTATGGGTCCAGGCTCCGCCGATTCAACATGCTTCATGGACGGAGCAGGCCGCGTGTTTGGCTCACAGTTGAGGGTGAACAGCCAAACTGACATTTACCAGAGCCAGATCGCTAACTTCTCGGCCGTTGAAAACACGAACGTTCTCGAAGTTCTCGGCGGCAGCGCATCATCCCTCAGCATTCGCACAGTGAACACGGGTGGTTATGCGCCTGGGGCTTGCGCTGTCTATGTCGGGAAGAACACCTCTACGAGCCGGTCCCTGAATGCCGGCGGCACGATCAACGCAAATGGCGCCGATTACGCCGAGTATGAATTAAAGCGCGCCGACTGCGGCGCAATCGCGAAAGGCCAGATCGTCGGCTTCGACGAGCACGGCAAGCTCACTGACAAGTTTGCGCTCGCGATCCGCTTCGGCATCAAATCCACGGCTCCGAATCTCGTGGGTGGGGACGACTGGCATCTGGCGGCCGGCGATGCACCGGTCGCGCCCATCAAGCCTGCCGATATCGGCTCTCCGCCGACGCTGGCAGTCAGCAGTCATATGGGCACGGAACAGCGCGCATTGGCCGATTCAGAGTATCGGGCAGCTATGTCCGAATGGATCGCAAAGAACGCCTTATATTCCGCTGTCATCGCGCAGTACGACATCGATTTGGCCGCCTACAAGGAGGCCTACGCCGCATACGAGGCTAAGGTCGAAGAACTGCGCGCAACGGTCGATCGCATCGCCTACTGCGGCAAGGTTCCGGTCAACGTCACAGGCGCCAAGCCAGGCCAATACCTCGTTCCTGTTCAATCAACCGACGGAGGCATTGAGGGGTCGCTTGTCGACCAGTCAGCAATCACCTTTGACCAATACAAGATCGCAGTCGGCTGCGTTAGCCGCGTCCGCGAAGACGGGCGCGCTGAAGTGGTTGTGAAGGTTTCGTAAATGACCACCAACGGGGTAAGCATGAAAGAGATGGCCGCAAGCGCCGTGAAGGCGACGCCGCCTGTCGGGGCAAATGTATGGCTTTGGCTCGCCGGCCATGACATCAACTGGTGGGTAGCGCTTCTGACGATCGGATACATCGTCCTGCAGGCGTTCTATTTGATCAAAAACAACGGTCGGAGGGGGCGGTATGAGCAGCTTTGACGATGCGTTCACCGCTCTCATTGGCAACGAGGGCGGCTATTCGAACAACCCGACTGATCCGGGTGGCGAAACGATGTGGGGTATCACAGCCCGTGTCGCACGCGCGTGGGGCTATACGGGTGCGATGCAAGACCTTCCCCTCGATACTGCGAAGCAGATCGCGAAGAAGAACTATTGGGATCCGTACCAGTGTGACCAGTTCGATCCGCGCATTGGCTTCCAGGTGTTCGATGCGGCCTATAACGGCGGGCGTCCGGCGCAGTGGTTGCAGCAGGCAGCCGGTGTAAAGGCTGATGGTGTGATCGGTTCCATCACCGTGGCAGCAGTGCGCGCGGCCGATCCGATGAAGATCATCATGCGCTTCGACGCTTACCGGCTGCAATACCTCGGCAATCTGTCCACGTGGCCCACCTTCGGCCATGGCTGGGCCAACCGCATCGCCAACAACCTGATTCGAGGTGCAGCATGAGTGCATGGGATTCAGCATTGAACGTCGTCAAGACGCTCGCGCCGACAATCGCCACCGCATTGGGTGGTCCGCTCGCCGGTGGCGCCGTGGTGGCGCTCGAAAGCGTCTTTGGCATCACACCAAAACCGGATGCATCGACGGATGACCGGCAATCGTCGCTCGCCGCGGCGATCAGTGGCGCGACACCCGAGCAGTTGGCTGCGATGCGCGCGAAGGATCAGGATTACGCGCTCGCCATGGCGCAAGCCGGGTTCAAGAACACCGAAACCCTGGCATCCCTCGCAGTCGAGGACCGGGCCAGCGCGCGGGCGATGCAGATCAGCACCAAGAGCCTGACGGCGCCGTTTCTTGCGATCTTCGTCACGCTGGGCTTCTTCGGTTGCCTCGCGCTGATGATGTTCTATCCGATCCAGAAGGAAGCGCACGACGCCTTGATGCTGATGCTCGGCGCGCTCGGCGCCTCGTGGTCGGCGGTCGTCGCGTACTACTTTGGCAGTTCGGCGGGGAGCGACCGTAAAACCGAACTGCTCGCACAATCCACGCCGGGGGCATCTCAATGAACCTGATCCTTCGCTACCTGATGAACTGGCTAATCCTGCTCGATCAGGCGCTCAACACACTTGCAGCCGGCTCCCCGAACGAAACCATCAGTGAGCGTGCGGCGAAGGCGCGCAACGCCGGTCGCAGGTGGGGCTGCGTTCTTTGCCGGTTCCTCAACTGGATCAACCCTGGCCACTGCGATAACGCTCTCACATCAACCATCGGCGACGACGCCGTAATTCCTGACGGTAAATAACCATGAAGAAACTCTTTGGTGCGCTTCTTGCGCTTGTCTCGTCGGCCGCCATTTCGGCCACGCTCAATCCTATCCAATTGCTGAACCCGACTGGCTCGACATCCGGGCAGGTGATTATCTCGACCGGCTCCGGCACGGCGCCCGCATGGAGCAACGTCCCCGCAACGGCCTTGGCGTCTCAGTCGGCTAACTCGGTCATTGCCAACGTCACAGGCTCTGCTGCATCGCCGACGGTATTCGTCATGCCTTCATGCAGCGCGGCCGGCAATAATTTGCAGTGGACAAGCGGGGCAGGCTTCACGTGTGCTACCGGTTATGCGCAGCTCGCGTCGCCGACGTTCACAGGAACTGTCACAACGGCTGCTCTGACGGCTACTGGAGCGATCACCCCGAGTCAGACGGCAGGCATCGTCGGCACCACGACGAACAACAATGCGAATTCGGGGAGCATCGGCGAGCATGTATCGAACAGCGCGACCGGTGCGAGCCTGTCGAACTCAACCGTAGTCAACGGAACTAGCATATCTCTTACAGCAGGCGATTGGGATGCCATCGCTCAATGCCGCTTCAACACAACAACTGCCACTATCGCGAGCGGGGCCGTAGGCATCAGCACGACTTCGGCGACGTACGGGGCATTCGGCACAATCGGCAATTTTGTGAACACGAACAACAGCGTCGCGACGACAAATACGTTCTATGCCAACACCATCCCCGTCCGCTTGAGCTTGTCGGCAACGACCACGATCTACGCTGTTACATCGGCGACGTTTGCTGCGGGAACTGTCACGGTTGACTGCTTTATCCGCGCTCGCCGCGTGCGCTAGATCGCTTCTGCGACGGCAACGAAGTTCATCACGCAGAACATCTGCTCAGGGTCTTGCGTCGTCGCGCGCATCACCTTGAGCAGTTTCGTCGCACTCCGCACCTTCCGTCTGATCTCGTCCGAGGGATAGGCAATGCTCTCAAGCTTTGCGATCGCTTCGTCGAATTTGCCTAGTTCTGCATCCGTGGCATCGCGCCGGCTGATTGTCCTGAAGCCGAGACGGTTAAGCAGCGCTTCGACCTCAACTTTGCACAGCCATTCATTCACATCATCGTAAGCGCCATCGAAGTGCGCGGCATGGTATTCGGCTGCGCTTTCCCGGTCGAGCAGAATCATGCCCGGCAGCGCATAGTGCGGCTCTTTCAACATGAACAGAGGGAAGTACGGGTTGCCTGACTTTATGATGATCTTCCCGCCCTTCTTCAGCTTCGAGCGCGCAACCTTGAAAGTTTCCTCGATGGACGGCACGTGCTCCAGCACATCGAACAGGAACACGTAATCGAAATTAGCCGGTAGATCGCCGGTTACGGTTTCATCGAGTACTGACCCCGCCCGGATTGATGGCGGGTGACCGAATGCAGAAAGGATATTGTTTCCGTTAAAGGCTCGTGGCTCACTGTATTCGATGCCGACGGCAGTTGATGCGCCGAGCTTTAATGCAGCACGCATGGCGTGCCCCGATGCACAGCCAATATCAAGCACGCGTGCGCCGTTCAGATCAAGACCTAGATCGCTCTGCAGATCAGACACCATCCGTAGCACCGCCTGGAAGGCGCCCATCTCCGATTCGAAACCGAGGTATGCCAGCTTGTTATCGCGCTGGCTGTCGCGCAGGTGGTGAATGTACAGCCGGGTAAAGCCGATGTCTGTCTCATAGTGCTCAACGATCCGCTGCGCAGCGTCTTCGGCATCATGGTCGAAGTCCGCAAACATTGCCTCGTTTGACTTGTACATCCACGCCATGTCTCTTTCTCTCTATCTCTGTCTGTTCAGAATCGCTTTAAAAGCGTTGCGCAGTGTACAACATTTGAAAATATAGATTCCTTCAGAAGATTTACGATTCGCCCATCAATTTCACTCTAAGACTCGGCTTTACGGGCGATGAGGCGAGGGAGCAAGGCGAAAAGACGGAATATCGCCTTCCCGGCTTCTAATATTTCCCATACACTTCCCGCAAAACCGCGCCAGAGCTTGCCTGTCCAGTCAAGTAGTTGTTTTGTCATTTTTGGCCCCCAAAAGGCCCCACATTACCTAGAAAGTCAATGTCTGCGGGGGTTATCGAGTCCGGTCCCCGGCACCACGACCGTTTCCGGTCCATTCCACTTTATACAGAAAATCAAGGAAATCAAGGGCCTCTTGCGTAGGTGTATTTCCGCTGTTTGCCTCTTTAAATGGATCTTTATACACTGGCGGCCCCAATGCAGCCCCACGCGAGGCCCCACAGTGGCATCCATTACCCCATGCAAGGCCGGATATCGAGCCCAGATCAAGATAGGTCAGGTTCGTGATTCAGCGACGTTCCGCACTCAGCGTGAAGCCAAGGCATGGGCCGCCGCACGCGAGTCCGAGATACGCGCTCAGAAGGACATGGCGCCCGGCGAACTGCATACCGTGTCGGACGCTTTCAAGCGATACATACGAGATGTGTCGAGCACCAAACAGGGCGAACAGAAAGAGGCGTTGAGACTGCAGGCATTCGAACGCGACTTCCCGCATCTGGCCTCCCTCAAGTTGGCGGAATTCAAAACGCCGCAACTGGCCGAGTGGCGCGATGCCAGGCTGAAGAAAGTCAAGCCTGGTTCAGTCGTTCGCGACATCAACCTGATTCGCAATGTGTTCTACACCGCGCGCGATGAATGGCACTGGCTGACGCACAACCCGTTCGCCGGCTTCAAGATTCCGCAGGAAGGGGCGCCGCGAGACCGCCGCGTCGATCCATGGAAAGAGGTAAGGCCTATCTGCAGGGCGCTCGGGTATCGGGCGGGGCATGCACCTGTGACGAAGAGTCAGGAGGTTGCCCTGGCGTTTCTGTTGGCTCTCAGAACGGCCATGCGTGCTGGCGAGTTGCTGCAGCTAGGAAAGGACAACTGCGACCTGAAAAAGCGCGTCGCGACGGTCAGGCACAAGATGCAGCATGTGACCGGTCGACCGCGGCTGATCCCAATGACACGCCATGCGGTACGGCTGCTGGCGCCTGTTTCAGATCGGGACCGATTCTTTACGGTCGATTCCGGGACTCTGGAGACGCTGTTCCGGCGGGCAAAGCTGAGACTGAAGATTGATGGCCTGCATTTTCACGATAGCCGGGCCGAAGCTTTGACGCGGCTCGCGCGAAAGGTGGACGTGCTGACGCTTTCGAAAATCAGCGGTCACACCGATCTGCGCATGCTCAGTTCGGTTTATTACAGAGAGTCGGCCGAAGATATAGCGGCGCGCATTTAGTGTGGCCGCAGCACGGCGTCTATCTGCTCAATGGGGATCAGTCCACATCGGTTCAGCTTCAGCGTGCCAGCCTTGATCATGTTGTGGATCGTGCGCGCGCTAACCCCCAGCATGTCGGCCGCCTGCTTCTGGTTGACGTGCGGCGGCCTGGGGTGACGCTCGGCATATCGTTGGATTGCCCGCTCCAACAGTTCGATTTCGCTCATGCTGCTCTCCGCTCATATTCTCCAAACAGCGCCGCGACCAGTGGGTCACGAAACGCCGGCCGTGCCAGTTCTTTCCTGATCCGCTCGCGCCGTTCGGCGTCTGCTTTTTCCATCTTCGTTTTGGCGTGCCGCGCCTTGTATGCGCGGTTCTTCGCTCGCCGTTCCTCGGCCGTCTGATTAGGCGGCTTGGGCGCATCGGTGCCGGGTCCAAAAATGAACCGGGCTACATACCGATAACTCCGGCCCTCCAGCTTCCATCCCTTGATGTGCACGTTGCCCTCAGTCTGAAGCACGTCTAGCACGTCCCTGACACATGGCTGGGATATTCCGGAAGCAACGGATATCTCCGGGATGGTCATTGCGCGCCGTTTGATTACGGCGCTCACGTGGGCGATGTTTTCTGCGCGTGGTTTGCTCATTGCTGCTCTCCCGCTTTCTGTGACAGGGCGGCGATAGCGATGCGCTGCGCCCATGTCGGATCGAGCATTAGCTCAATGTGCTCTTGGTCAGCGATTTGCCGCAGGGCAGATTCCAACGCATCCCGCCCGTCTCCGGCGGCAATGATTTCCCTGACGCAATCATAGAAGTCGCCCCAATAGAACTCTGGCGAAGCCTCGCTACCTTCCTTAATCCACTTCCGGGCGATTTCCGTCATGCGCTGAGCATCTACCGCCACCGCCTCTTTCCCTGCTGCCGCGAGTAGAGCGTCGCGCTCGGACTCAAGGGCGGTGAGGCGGGCGGCTTGCTGCTCGATCAGGTCGGCGGCATTGCGCATGGCATCCAAGTCGCCCGCGTCATGCCAGTCGTCGTTATCACGCAAGCGCTTAATCAGGTCTTCAAGCATTATTTGTCTCCTTGGCGAGGGCGCGGATCATTGCTCCAACTCCTTTTCTGCTTGTGCGAGCGCGGCATTCAGTTCTGTCATCGCATCGTGCGATCCGCCGGCGCGATCCGGGTGATGCTGTGCCGCGCGGCGTCGGTACTCAGCGCGGACAGCAGCAAGATCGCTCACGTCAGGGCCGACGCCGATCACTTCGCGCCAATGGCGTTTTGCGCCGGGTGCCGGCAGCGCGGTAAAGCCGGTGAACGCTGCTTCCAGCATGTCGCCAGTGCCCCAGCGTGCGATACCGCGCAGTGCGTCGATCGTCTTCGCGATGGCGTGCATGTTGTGCTCGACCCAATCCCATCGGTCGCAGGCAAAGCACACTTGCTTGCCGTTGTAGGTGAAGTAGACGGCGACGCCTTCATCTTCGATCTTCCTGTAGCTCGCGTATGGCAGACCGTCCTGCCGCAAAGGAATGTTCGTCGAGATCACGAGGTTCCTGCCGCCTAGCCGGCGAACTTCCGCAACCAGGTTATCGCGCGCTACGGCGAACGACGTCGAGAACGCAGCGCGGGCACGACGGTACGACGCAGTGCGCTTGCGCCCCACGGGCCATTGCAGTGGATATGCAGTGGTGTCGCTCACGATT